AAAATATTGTAGATTATTATGAACTACCTTCATGGTGTACTATGGAATTTAATAGAATTGTAAAAAATGAATGGTGTATTCATTTTGGCTCTGATTCAGAATCAATTGCAAAAGAAGGATTTACTGGAGGAACACCAGAAATCGAACATCTTGCTTATACAAATGCTGGAGCACAAAAATCAAGTGCTGGCTATGATTTTGCGTTTTTAATAAACGATAGGAGCGTGGATTATAACGGATATGGTGATGAAGCAGTTATTTTTAGGACTAGTGGCGTAGAAATCTACCATTATGGTGACAATCAGAATCAAGTTGTATTTTGGGGACCTAATGTAAAAAGCTTTATTCCAATTCATCAAGATAATGGTGATTGGGTTGTTTATGGACAAAATGGTCAAGTTCTTGTAAGATGTGGTAGACCTAGCGAGATTGCTCTTTGGGCAACAGAAAATTTACCGCAATATAGGAAACAGATAATGACTGGTAAAAATGGATACACGCCAAAAATGGGAAGATGGAATAATGAAACAAATAAATATGAAAGAATTCCTTACCCTATTTATAGAAACGAATCAGTTAAAAAATATATTACATTACTTAAAGAAAATTTAGTTAATGAAGAAGTTGTTGCTGATGGAAACAGTGAACATAATCCGTATAAAAAGCGTTGGGAAGCTGAAAGAAAAGCTTTGAAAGACTTTATATGTAATTTCGGTAAAGTAATGACAAGTAAAGAAAACGGAAAGACGTATAAGGTATATTATGATAAAACTCTTTCCCAGTTGATTGGATATAATTATTGTATATGCTTACAATGGGATGCAGTAACACTAAAGCCTAAGAGTGTGTTATATATAAGGGCATTGGATAAGTTTACTGATAAGATGTTCCAAGCAAATTTCGATTCTAGAGGAAGAGACAATATGGCTGGAACATATGATGATTTATCATATCAAGCGCAATAAAAGTGAGTAAGTAGTATTTTTTCGTTGATATGAAATATTTATATTAAAAATAAGTTTGAAAAAATTAATATATTAATTATGAATAATAAAATGAATACAAACGAGCAGCTATCTAGGATGAAGTCATTGATGAACTATGGCTTAAAGACTGAGAGCAAGCAAACATATAGTTCTGTTGAATACCAGAAGGTTGGTGCTGACGGAAACGTTTATGGTATTGTGCGTGAAGGTACTAAATATTACATCAAGTCTGCTCCTAACAAACAAAATCTTATTAAGGAAGACTTTAGCTATATTGGTGGCTTTAGAAACAGAAAAGAAAATGAATATGATTCATTTGCAAATGCACAGAAGCAGTTCGATTTGAAGATGATGTCATTGAAAGAGGCAAACAACAAGGCTGACTTTAATATTAGTTCTTGGAACTTGGATAAGAAGGAGAATGTTGTTGTTGAGGCTTCAGAGAAGATGCAGAAGGAAATCCTTCGTGAACGTCAGATTATGAAGAATGCAATGGCTATCAACGAGAAAAAAGCAGTTTGCTGCGATGCGCCTGGTTGCCCAAAAGATAATATTGGTAAAGGTGAGAAACCACAGACTGGTAATGCAGAAGATGCAGTTGACCATGAGAAAGCTGAACTTCCAAAGGAAATGACCGAATCAGTTGTTAATGAGGAAGAGGTTCTTGGCTGGAATCGTGGAAACGATGACTATATGGACAAGTCACACGGTACTGAAATTGGTGATAGCGCACCATTTGACGGTCCAGAGGCACGTAACATTGATGATGGTGATAAAAAAGTAACTAACACTGGTGAAATGAAGAATGGTGTGGTTGAGAATCACGGAACTTCAATGCATGACACAGATGACCAAAACAAACCAGCAGTGGGTGTTGGTGAAGGTCCTTCTGATGACAACAATAAACCATTTGATGACGAAAAAGGTAAGCAGATTGACGAGGCTATTGACGATTTCGGTGCAGAGGGTGATGACCCAATGGGTGATGACCTTGGCGGTGATGAGTTTGGTGACGAGCCTGTTGGTGATGACCTTGGTGGAGAGGATGATGACCTTGGTGGAGAACCTGTAGGTGATGACCTTGACGATGAGCTAGGTGATGAAGGTGATGACCTTGGTGACGAGGGAAGCGAAGAAATCTATGAGGATGACCTTGAATCACGTGTTGCCGCAATGGAAGACCTTTTGAATCAGATTGCTGCAAAGCTAGGCGTAGAAGAAGGTCCAGTAGATGACGAAGCTTACGAAGACGATGACATCTTTGGTGACGAAGGTGAAGACGAATTTGGTGGCGAAGATGATTTCGGTGCTGAAGACGATGAGTTACCAATGGAAAACAGACGTAGAAGAGGTGGAGTTCAAATCTACGAGACAAGAGCTTATAGAAACGCTATGCGCAAGCAGAGAATGAATGAAGAGGGTATGACTCCATTCAAAGATGCAGGTCGTGTTCCACAAGGAAATATGAACAAATTGGATGACTTTGGTAAGCATCCAGCATACCAGAAGAAGGTAATGGAGCTTCCTCCAAAAGATTTGAAAGAATTTCCTGGTTATTATGACATGAATGATGATTCTGTCAAGAACGATAATCCTTATGGCGAGAAGATTGGTGATGGTGCTCCATTCGAAATTGACCCACAATCAATTGATAATGCAATCGCAGAAGCATTCAATCGTCTAAAAAAAAACAGAAAGTAAACGAAGAAGTCTTTGAAGAGAGACCAACGAAGTTAGAAATACCTAACAGTGACCCTATGGGTGGCGATATGGATGGCATGGGTGATTTAGATAATGCTCCAATGCCACCAATGGGTCCTGATGACATGGGTGGAGAAGACCCTATGGGCGGTGCTCCAGATGAAATGGTAGATGAGCCACCAATGGATGACCAAATGGGGGGCGAAGACCAAAATGCAATGAATGGTGAAGATGATGAACTTATGGACATTATCAATGGTTTGTCAATCGAAGATAAAGCAGCAGTCACCAAATATGCAAAGAGCATGGCAGATGATTCTGAAGGAACTGAAGACCCAATGATGGGCGGTGAAATGCCAATGGAGTCAAAAAGAGGTATGAAAAACATTATTGACGAGGTACTTAATGATGTTTTAGATAACAAAGAAGGTACAAAGAGACCTGAAAAGAAAATGCCTAGACAATATAGGGATATGGAAATGCCATTTAAATCTCCATTCTAACATATAAAAGGGATACCGTGAGGTATCCTTTTTTTGTTTTATACAGATATTTATATTAAAATTCATAATTATGAAAATACTAATAAAAAAAGATAATGGTTTGGTGAATATTGGTGAAGGAAAAATTTATTCAAAAAGCCAATTAAGACTTAATGAATTGGATGCCAATATTGGTATGGCAAACGGAATTCAGCAAGCTCAGATGAAAGCAAAACAATTGATGAACCAAAATGCTGGCGTTGACAGTGCTTCAATTGAGGCAGGTAAAGCTGACGGTCAAGAAGATACACAAAGTGGAGAAGGTTTGGAATTAAAGGTTCCTGTTAATGCAACTGGCAAGCAGCTTGCTCAAGCACAGCGTATGACTAGAGACCAAAGTGCTGATGACGCACAGATTACATTTACAAAACCACAGAGTTCTTCATCACTAGAGACAAACGAATCTAGAATCATTGAAATGAGAAAGAATTCTATTCCATTCACTAAGAAAGAGTTACATAAGTTTTTGAGAGAAATATAATGAAAAAAATATACATCAATGAGGAATTTATGTCAAATGTGGTAAAGGGAAGACTTTTACCACAGTTCTTGTTTAAGCTAGTTAAAACGCATACAACATCTTTAGGTGACAATGAGGCGTTTCCTACTAGTGATGAATATCCATTTGACTACGCATTACTGAAAAAAAGATATAATGAGGTGTGCGATGCCATTGATGATATAGGTCTTGAATCGTTAGACGAAGATTATTTAATGAGCGAACTAAGCTCATTGGTTACGAAGTGTAAGGAATTGGAAACACCAGTTAGGGATGCACTAGAAAAAGTTTGTGAGAATGCACTTAATAAACTATTTGCAATACCAGAGGAATCAATCAATATGACATTTAAACTTGTTGACAGAATTAAGTTTAAGAGTCCTATCAGAATGAGACCAGAGTCTAGTGATAGCCTAAAATATAACTTTAAGGACATTGCTGACATCGACCTATCAAATAAGGCAATTGGTAAGAGAAGATTCATTGACGCATTGATTCAAGGCGCATCTTATATCTATGCGAATGTAGAGGGATTATATATTGATGATATTGATAGAATAAATCCTGAATTACCTAGGTTATATAGAAAGATTAGGATTATCAATGATTTCCTTCTTTTCACAAAGAAAGAGGAAATGTCTGATGACAAACCAATGCAAGGTTCTTATGTTGAGACACACCTTGGAATTGATGATGCTAAAACGACAATTAATGCGCAAGGTATTATATTCCCTTTGTTGTTCCATGAAGCTATTAAGGGATTATTTGAACTATTCTCAGCGCATGGATTACCACAAGATAGGGAAAAGGCGCAATATATTATCAGAAAAGCCGATTTCGTGCTTGCAGAGCCTTGGGATTTAAGACTTGGTGTTGGACTATGGCGAATGATTTTTGGCGGTGTAGAAAACACTAATATGATTCCTTATATGTTTACCTCATTTGTTAAAATACCTACAGATGAATTCAATTTATCAGTAAAAGAGATATTGTCCAACACAGAGAAAGGAAATGATATAATTAATGCGTTAATGACTAATGCTGAATATGACAACGGATACCAACAGTTTACGAATAGAATCAATGCTAGAAATGTAGACAAGTCTCTCATTCAAGATTCATATTTCACTGGGGCAGAAACAAATGGATTTGAAATTGATTCTGAAGAAGATGAGGGCGTAATTGAGGAAAACGAAGATGCTGACACATTGGGAGAGTATGAGGCACAACCACATAAGCCAATTGAATATTACCAAAACCTAGTACAATCTGCCACACTTGAGAATATTGACTTTATTGAAGGTAACGTTAATGGGGCTACTGAGGATTTGATTGTTACAATTAATGGTGAGATTATACCTAGGGCATTGATTTTGCTTATGGTGCAAGCTGTAAACATTAGAATTAGTGCCGAAGAGAGAACTACTATGATTCAAGTACATATCATATTAAATAGTGGCATTCAAAGATTAGGTTTAGCACCTAAAATTTATAAAAAACTTATCTATACTTTCGGTCCAATATATAGCGGAGAGGGTAGGAGAATAAACAAGGAACATATCGCAAAAGTATATGCAAAGTTGGCACAAGACCCAGATTTATATGTATATCATGACGATATGTGTTATATAGCAATGAAAAGAGAGGGCAATCAATAAAGATTGCTCTTTTTTTTATTGTTAAATATTTATAAATGAAGAACTTTTGAAAATACTGTTATATTTATTAAAATTTAAAAAGTTACAACTATGATATACGATTTTGCACAAATGCAGCGTGACTACGCATTAGCCTACGCTGATAAATCGAGAATAAAGTTCATCGAGACTTATCTCAGTACGTTTAATGCAACAAAGGGTAAGAAGACTCAGTTCCATTGTTTCCCAAGGCAGAGGGCTTTCCTCAAAGCACTCGCTGAGAATAGGAATGTGGTTGCGATTAAGCCTAGACAGTGTGGCATCACTACACTATCTAGTGCATGGGTAACTGGACAATGCGTATTCGCATCGAAGGATGCCCCAGAGACGGTACTTTGTATCGCCAACAAACTTGAGCAAGCACAAGAAATTATCATCAAGATTCGTGATTTTTTAGAGCAAGTACCTCGTTGGATGTGGGGTAATGATTACTTCAGTCCAGACCCAAATTCAGAAAAAAATATCAAGTCAATTTTTGAAAAAGACGCAAAGGGTGAATTAAAGCTATTCAATGGCTGTAGAGTCATTGCACGTGCATCTGGTCCTAACGCTTCTCGTGGTATCTCTGCTGTATCAGTATTAATTCTTGACGAGGCTGCGTTCATTGAGGAAGGTGTTGCTGCATTTACCACTGCTGCTGCTACAATGGCTTCTAACCCAAATTCTAAGACTGTTATGGTATCTACCCCTAATGGTAGAGACGAATTGTACTATAATACTTATAGGCAAGCACTTAGCAAGGAAAATAACTTCGTTGCTGTTCAGTTCCGTTGGTATCAAGACCCACGTTTCAACAAATATCTGGTTTGGAAAAAGAAGAATGAAGATACAGGTGAATGGATGTTCGACCAAGACCCAATTATTGACGAGGAAGGTGGAATACCATATAATGAAGAAAGATGGGCAAAACTTGAGCATGAAGGTTGGAAGCCATCTGCACCTTGGTACGATGAAATGTGTAAACAGTTCAACAATGACTCAATGAAAATCGCCCAAGAGCTTGATGTATCGTTCATGGGTTCTGCTGACAACGTTGTTGCGCCTGAGTATATTGAAATGCAAGAGAAGCTTAACACAAGAGAGCCACTTGCTGATTATGCTGACCCATTGGTTGAAGAGACTTGGTTCTGGAAGAAACCAATTGAAGGACACCGTTACATTCTTGCATGTGACCCATCAAGAGGTGTATCTGCCGATAGAACAGCCATTGAGATAATTGATATGGATGGTAGGGATGAAAATGGGCTACCAATTATCGAGCAAGTTGCTGAATATGTCGGTAAAAAACTTGGTGATGACATTGGGGCATTATGTGTACAATATGCCACATTATATAACGATGCATTTGTTGTGGTTGACTGTACTGGCGGTCAAGGTGATGCGGCTATATTAACAATGCTACAATTGGGATATAAGAATCTTTACTATGAGGATTCAAACCAGAAGATGTATACGGTTCAGAGGTCAACAAAGAACTATGACGGATATACTGATAAGCTTCCAGGTTTCCATTTCCAAGGAAACCGTTATCCTGTACTTGCTAACTTTGCTGGTCTAGTTCGTAACAATGAATTTAAGATTCGTTCAGCTAGGGTTATAAATGAGCTTGAGACTTGGATATTCAAGGGAGAAAACGCTAGAATTGACCACCAAGAGGGTGCTCATGATGATACTCTTACATCATTGGCAATGGGATTGTTTGTTATGCAGTTTACATTAAACAGAATACAAAATACAGTAAACAAGGATAAGTCAATTCTTAATGCTTATATGATGTCAAATGCTATCAATATGAACAAACCAAGAATTAATTACGGAAATCCAATTACCCCTCAGAATGGTTTGCCATTCTATAATAGCAAGAATATAAACAAGATTGATTCAATACCTAATGGAAATTGCATGTGGGTTTTCGGAACTACTAGATAAAGTGATTAATCTTGATATTTATATTTGAATAATTATTTTTTATATAAAGATTAAAAATGGCTAAGAAAAGTGGAACTGTGTTTCAAGCTCTAGACAAAGCCATAACAGGTAATTGGAATCCTCAAGATACAGTTATGCCTCACGTTAATACCTATGACATGAGTAGCATGGGTAAGGATGTGATTTATAGAACTTCTGATAAAGAGGATTATCTAAGCAAAAAGCTAGAGCTTCAACAGAACAAATATTTGAAAGATAGGTGGATTAAGGCAAACGTAAATTTGTCTGTTACTGCGTATGCTGGCTTGAATAACGTCAAGCTTATGTATCGTGATGCAGATTTGATGGATGCCTTTCCAGAGATTGGTGCTGCCTTAGACATTGTATCTGAGGAAAGTACCATCACAAACGATAAAGGTATGATTGTCAATGTCTATTCAAAGTCAGACAGAATCAAGAGCATTCTTGAAGATTTGTTTGTGAATAGATTGAATATTCAATTGACTGGTCAAATGATTATCCGTGCAATGTGTAAATATGGTAACCAGTTTATGTTATTGGACGTTGATAATAAAAATGGTGTTAAGGGATGGAAACAAATGCCAGTATTCAATATGGAAAGAATTGAGAATGGCATTCAGAATCCTTATGGAGCTGGTGCTTCAATTGCTGTTAACGGAATAACAAAGGATAATGCTGACATGAGCACACAGTTCATTTGGCTTGATGACAACAATTCACAGATTCCTTTCCGTGATTGGCAGATTGCACATTTCAGACTACTCACAAACTCATTATATTTGCCTTATGGCGTAAGTTATCTTAATGCAGCACGTAGACACTGGCGTATGCTTTCACTTATGGAAGATATGATGCTCATCTATCGTCTTGAACGTTCAATTGAAAGACGTGTATATAAGATATTCGTAGGTGCTATTGATGACGCAGACGTACAAGCTTATGTTGAGAGGATTGCAAATGAGTTTAAGAGAACTCCAATTGTTGACCCAATGACAGGTCAGATTGACCTTCGTAAGAATATTTTGTCAGTTGACCAAGATATTTTTATACCAGTTCGTGACGAAAATGCCCCAACACCTATTGATACATTGTCTGCTGCTCAGAACATGACAGCGTTGGATGACATCAAGTTCGTACAGAATAAAGTATTAACAGCATTGAGAATACCTAAGTCATTCCTTAACTTTGAGGAAGCTGCTGGTGAAGGTAAGAACCTTGCCCTCATGGATATTCGTTTCACAAGAACTGTAAACAGAATTCAGCAAGCATTCTTGATGGAATTGACTAAAGTTGCATCAATTCATTTATTCTTATTGGGATTCAATGACGAGTTAAATAATTTTACATTGTCAATGAATAATCCATCAACTCAAGCTGAAGGGTTGGAGATTGAGAATATGCAGAAGAAGATTGACGCAGTTAGGGATGCAGTTAGTGACCCTGGTAATGGTCTTCCAGTTATGTCTCAAACTCGTGCATTGAAGCAGATTATGAAATGGTCAGAGAAAGAGATTAAAGAGAACCTTGAAGAGATACGTCTTGAGAAGGGTATCGCTGCCGAACTTGAAAAGACAACTCAAATCATCAAGAAGACTGGTATATTTGACACTGTTGATAGAATATACGGTGAACCTGGTGCCGAATACATGGATGACCAACAAGGTCAAGGCGGCATGGGTGATGATGGAGGAATGGGAGGTGGTGCAGCACCGCCTCCACCACCTATGGGTGGAGAAGGTGATATGGGTGAAGACCTTGGTGGTTTAGGAGCACCTGGCGATAATGGTAGTGGTGGAGACATTGCTGGAGCCGAAGGTTCAATGCCAACCGCAGATATGGGTACAGACCCTAATGCGCCAATGGAAGCAATCAATAGGAAAAAACCATTGATTAATGAACAGAAAAATGTTTTTGATGAATATATGAAAATGTTAAACGAGCATTCTATTAAGCCTCAAGAAGCCACTTACAAACGTGCAGACGTTTATGACAGTGAATCATTATTGATTAACGAGGAATTCGATAAGATGATTAAAGCTTTAAATAAATTTGTTGTGAATGATTAATAAAGAGCGTGGCTAATGTCACGCTTTTTATATGACAATGATATTTATAAGAAATAGTGTTTTAATGAAAAAATATATACTAGAATATTACGCAGGCGACCCAGATACAATGTCCGAATATGATGATAGTACCAACAAATATATTAGGTCTTGGTACTATGACAGTTCTCCTGGAATTTCATTTGGGTGGTTTCAAACATCACTAGATGGTGGTAAAGAATTTGTTTCTGCTGAAGATACTTGCCACTATGAGTTAACACAAGAAATTGGACGTAAAATTTTAGGTAAAGCAATAAACTGTCAAGATTTTGAAGATGATGACATTGAGGGCATAGGACATGCAATTAACAGTACCTCTGCGTTCAAGGGAAGAACATTTGACATTCCAAAAGTAGTAACTACATGGCATAAAGTTTCTTCAGAAAAATTATTTGAGATAGTTGAGAAGCTAGGTGGAGTAGAAAAATACCAAAACTATGAATATGTTTTTCCTAAAGAATATGGGTATAGCGAAAATGAAGAAGTCGATGCAGGGCACATGAATGTAATTGACTACATTAATTCGCATGACCAATATGTCTGTATAGGTGACATTAAAAGAATGGATATGGACATTAAGGGTTCATATTCATTCCCAGAATGGATGGTAGACATTGTAAGGGAATATAATAAACCTAACTCAACGTTGGCAGCTAAAACTGCTAAATTGGGTAATATGACAATTGCACAATACAATTCATTAATACATCAAGAAGAAAAAGAACCTAAAGATACAATAAAAGAAAATAATATGAAGGAAAATAAATATCAGAAAGAGTTTTCAAACTACATTGAAATTATGAATGAGGCTCTTAAAAGAAACGATTTCAAAGCATACAATGTGGCTAAAAGCATGTTGGAGGAAACTATTGAGGACAGCAAGCAAGAAGAGGCTTTGCTAGCTGAAATGAACACTAACAATTTCGGTATCTTAAACCACATTTTTGAGCAGCAACTACCAACTCTTATTAAAACTAACAAAAAGGCTGTCAAAAACGTTATAAAGACTATTAAAGAGGATAAGAACTTGCTAGGACAGTTCAATTTCTATAACGTAGTTAAGAATCAGTACAAGGGAGATACTGCAAACTTGGTTGAAGCAAAAGAAGCTTTGGAAAAACTAGCAGAGATTTCTGTTAAGGGCATTGACCAAAAAACTGTTAAGGAGTCAAACAAAAAACTTAGAAAGGTTATGCTTGAGAACAACGTAATTCCAACTGAGTTTGTTGATGAAGAGAATAAAACATTATATGAATCTGGTCACGTTATTCTTACACGTAAAAAGACCACAGCAAATATGATACCTCTTATTGAGAGCTATCATAATGTTTGTCAATACATGGAAAATCATAAAAATGATGCTGTTAAGGAGAGCAAAAATCCAGATGAATTAATTAGGGAATTTGAGGAAAAGTTAAAGAGCAATCTTAATGAATCCGAGATTTCATTTGTTCAACAGATTACCGATTTCAGAACTCCAATCGCAGAACAAAGAAAAGAAAAACTTTTCAATAAATTCAAGAATGAGTGTCTTGAAAAGATTAATTCAATGTTGAAAGAAGACGCTGAGAATTCTGGTTTAATTGATTTAAGCAAACAGATAAATGAAATGACATTCGATAAAAATAATATCGTTAAAGACATTGCAAAATTGCTTGAAATAAGAGATATATTAATGGATGATTAATTGTTATAAAAGATATTATAACTGAAATAATAAATGATTATCTAAATAGTAAGTGCATGATAAACGAAAATTTATATTGGGGTGAGAGTAATGCTAAAGTTATGAGAAACTGTAAGAAAACTCTCACAGACGTTTATAACCGCATATTGAATAACGGTTTAACAAAAAACGTGTATGTGGTTCAACAGCTTGGGGATATAATTAATAGACTTGACAAGTTGGTAAGGTAATCAAAAAAAGGCTAAGATTTGCTTCTTAGCCTTTTTTCTTATAAGTTAAGTATCATTTCGCAAAGTTCTTTGTTAAGATACTTGTCATTACCTAGTTTGTTAAGAAATTCCATCATTTCTTTTTTGTAGATTTTTGCCATTCTACTGTTAGTATCAATTGAATATTTTGTGTTTGCGTAGCGGTCACACCATTTTACAAATGGGGCATAAAGAGTGTTTCTAATATCCTCATAGTGTTTCTCGCTTCCTCTTTCAGCACGATTTCTACCTTTTTCGTCTGTTAAGGCGTAGACAATTTCTGTAGCCATTTTAGCTTGATACTCTGTCATGAACATATTTGCGACAAGTAACACATCATTGTAAGTCATACGTGCGTCCTCAATTGCATCGTGGAAATATGCACCAAAAATAATCGGTATAATATGGTGCTCATAGAAACAAACAATATGCCCATATTTCATAACCATGTCAGCAACCATATTCAAATGGAATGAATATGGAAGATTTTCTCCGTATTTCTGGTTACAAACCACATCATGCTCATAACTTGCTTTTTCTTTAATCTCGTTTATCAATGAAGCATTGTCATTAATAAACTTTTCAAAATCTTCTCTTTTCATTGTTGAAATATTTTTTAATATAGTTATTCGTGAATGCAAATATACGAAAAATAATTTGTTCAGCCAAATATATTAAAATTTTTTAATGATATTTATATAAAATGTAATTTAATAAATATGTTAGTGCAACCAAAACCATATATGGATAAGCTCAAACTCAGACACCATGCTTTTGGTACTGAGCGTAGAAGAAATATGTCAAAGATGATATTGGAAAAGGGTACACCATTCCCAAAGCCAATTGAATACTCTGACATAGATGAAAGTATGTTCAAATGGGTAGAAGACCATATACAGATTGTTTACGATGGTAAGAGACTACCAACATACAAACTATATAGCACACAGAGACTTAGTGAGTATTTGCAAGAGTGGGATAAACAAGATGAGGCAGGCAATCCAATAATCAATTTCCTAACCATCACTCGTGACAATAACCCACAGAAAGGTGAGAGCCAAGGAAACTATTTCAATATTCCAGGTCATAAAGATTTTGCCATGTGGTATGTACCAGTATTACAAGAGAATGGTACTGAAGCATTTGACAAATATACAATGAAACAACCATTTCAAGTTAATTTCATATACTCTGTTTCAATTGTTGCAAACAAAATGGAAATTATAAATGAAATGAATGAACTGATGCACTATGAGTTCAGCGCAATAGACTGTTACATTTCACCTAATGACCATCCAATGTCAATGACGCTTGAAGATGTGTCTGATAACTCTGAATATGCAATTGATGACCGTAAGTATTATTCTCAGACTTATAAGATAAAAGTTAGGGGATATATAATACGAAAAGAAGATTATAAAGTAGAAAGAATCCCATCTAGGTTTTTATTGCCTTGGCGTGATTCAGATGCAACTGGTATTGTTCATCGTAGGGGAAAAAATAGAAGGGAAGAGGATAAAGTTGTATTTATGACGTTTAAACCAGATGAAGAGCAGAAATTTAAAATTGATTCATTGAAGAATGACGATGTGAATTGTCCTATACCAGATATGATTCCTACACAGAAACCTTCAGAAATTTATGAGGTAACTGATGATGCTGACGATTGCTGCACACCAAAGCCAGATAGGTATTATAACAAAATCATGAAAGTTATAATGAATTTCGACTGCGTTCTTGAACTAGAATTTGAGATTGACAAAGACATGGTATTGGAGTCAATAGAAACCAAAAATGTATTTGATTTCAAGCTATTGGTTAATGAAGAGTTAATGAATCTAGAAAATGACATCAAATTACTTAAAGGCGATAAGATTATGGTAAGAATCAGTAGGGATGACATTGAAACTGCATCAGAAGTGACATTGATTGGATATGACCCAGAGGTGGCAGTTGATAGTGTATTGCCTGAACTATATACAGATGAGCCGATTGATGAGGAACATATTCTAGTTAATCCAAACGAAAATAATACTAATTAAGGGAACTATATACTTGCTGTAATAAATTCTTTAAAGAAATATTTATTCAATACTAAAATGCAGTCCCAAAGGCTGCATTTTTTTTGTTGTTTTTATCCCTGTCATACTATAAATAGTATGACTAAATAACATAAAGACTATGAAATTTTTAAAGAAATTCAGTACTGACTCAGCAAGAGTCGAATATGAGGATAGTGAAAACTACCTTGAACCTTACGTGTCATACGTTGAGGGTGATAATAGTGTGCATTATAACAAGGTAGAAACAAGACTTATTGTAAGATACAATGTTGAGGATGCAAGTAATCCAACACAGTTGTATATGTATATGTCAGAAATGGGTATTAGCGGTGCAGCAATGTTTGACAAGGTTGAGATTGATAATGCTGAAGTATCCATATCAGACCTTGACACAGCACAAGGGCAATATCAATTTTCAGTGGGTGAACATACAGTTAAATATACACTTATAGACACAACATTCATTGGTGCAGAAATAGATGGAACATGGACAATAACGAGACTTGGTGCAACGTTTGCACAATGTTCAAATATCATATCGGTTGAAATCCCTAATACTGTTACAAGTATTGGTAATTATACTTTCCAAGGCTGTAGCGGTTTGACAAATGTCACAATCCCAAACAGTGTTACAAGCATTGAAGCTGATGCTTTCGGTCAATGTAGTAATTTAACAAGTATAACCATACCAAACAGCGTTACAAGTATCGGTAATCATGCTTTCTTTGAAACTGATTTAAGAAATGTGGTAATACCATATAGTGTTACAAGTATTGGCGAGTGGGCTTTTGGTCAATGCTATAATTTATCAAATGCAACTATAAATGTTGCAAACATCGGTGAAAGTGCTTTCCAAAATTGTAGTGGTTTAACAAGTGTAATGCTATCTAATAATGTTACAAGTATTGGTGTTGATGCTTTCAATAATTGTAATAGTTTACAAAGTATAATCATACCAAACAGCGTTACAAGTATTGGTGATGGTGTTTTTGCTAATTGTACTAGTTTAACAAGTATAACCATCCCAAATAGTGTTACAAGTATTGGTAACAATGCTTTTACTACTTGTAAAGCTTTAACAAGTGTAACAATACCTAATAGTGTTACAAGTATTAGTGAAGGTACTTTCTATGAATGTAGTAGTTTAACAAGTGTAACAATCCCAGACAGCGTTACAGAGATTGGTTCTGATGTTTTCTATGGTTGTAGTGGTTTAACAAGTGTATCAATACCAAATAGTGTTACAACTATTGGTGCTGGTGCTTTCCATGAATGTAGTAGTTTAACAAGTGTAATCATTCCTAATAATGTTACAAGTATTGATGATTTTACTTTCTATGGGTGTAATAGTTTAACAAGCGTAACTATAGGTAGTGGTGTTACAAGTATTGACATTTATGCTTTCGATAGCTGTAGCGGTTTGACAAGCATAACATCATTAGCAACAACAGCACCGACAATACAGAATGATACATTCCGAAACATCAAGACTAATGGAACGTTAACAGTACCAAACGGCTCAAGTGGCTATGATGTTTGGATGGGAACAAGTACTTACTACTTAGGCTATTATAATTGGACAAAGGTAGAACAATAACATATCAAGAGCAATCTAACTAATGGGTTGCTCTTTTTTCGTTTATACCACTTTTCTTGTCCAATAGTAACTATCGTGCTTTTCTTTCCAAGCAACAACGTCAATAACGCTTGAAAGGCTCAGAACGTCATAATATTCAAATTTTTATAATTCCACTATTGATTTTACGAAAATTTTTGTTATATTTTAAATGTATTAATCAATATAACAAATGAAACGTTTAAATAAAGAATATAAATTAGATGTATGCAACCATGTCGTTGTCAAATATGGCAGTATTAACAAAGACAATCCGCAAGTTGTTTATGTAAGTGGGAGGTGTTGGGTGTCTCCACAAATGAAAATGGATTATGGCAATGTGATATGCCACATTGAAAAGGAAATGAGAAAAAACATAAAACTATTCCTCATGGATGGCATAAATTTCGATAAAAAATTTATATTGGATTTTGACATCAATACGGATAATTTTGGAATAGGCGATAAAAAGTTTTTATCATTTGACTTTTATCTGAGGCAGAACGAAACAAACAAGAAATCTCTTAAAGACCTAAAAAACATACTTAATGGAAGGATAAGTACCGTTGTCAATAACCTAGTATATCTTTTTAAAGAAAATGATTTTACTATTGAGAAACGAAAGTAAGTTATCTTGATATTTATTATAAAATTATAGTAATATGAAAAAGATTATAAGATTGACAGAATCTGACTTACATAGAATAATAGAAAGGTCAGTTAGCAAGATATTGAGAGAAGGTGTATTGGGAAACGACTGGCGTCAAGACGAAGACGATGTATTAAACAACTACGAGCCATTTGAAGACCAGATTGATAGATATGAAGCTGAAACTGAATTCAGAAATCAACATGACTGGGGTGCTCAAGGTGAAGAGGACATTGACCCAACGCATTATGACCAACATAGTGATGCGATTGGCTGGAACGATGATGAACCAGAAGGGTATGAGGAAGACCCTGATTGGTATAGGGATGATGTGAATCCAATTAATGACAGTCCATCAGACGGTGACTTATATCGTGGTATGTGGTAAAAAAATAGGAATCTATATAGAATTAGGCTCTAATAAGTTAGAATGCAGCTAGAAATGGCTGCATTTTTCATTTGTACTAATATTTATTATAAAAATAAATACGTATTATAATATGAATAAAAAACTTATAAAATTAACAGAAAGTGACCTTCATAAAATCGTGAAGGAGTCTGTAAACAAGATTCTAAATGAAAGCCAAAGTAATATAATGCCATATTTCAGTAAGTTGGAAAACGCAAAAAATGGATTAAGTGATGTCGCATTTAATTGTCCAGATATACCGCAAGAAATTAGGCAAAAAATTATAGATTGTACAAGAGTTATAAAAAGAATAATGAACGAATTAACAAATATTGGTTTTGTTAGTAGGTTTGATAACCCAAATATCAATTATGAAATACAA